CCTCAACTCGCCGTCGCATCCACCCCAGAGGGCTACAACTGGATGTGGAAGACGTTCGACGAACAAGCGGGAGAAGACCGGCGCCTAATCCGCGCCAAGACCACCGACAACCCCCACCTCCCCCCAGGCTTCATCGAAAGCCTGTACGCCTCCTACCCTCCCCAGTTAATCGCGTCCTACATCGAGGGCAATTTCACCGCCCTAGACAAAACAACGGTCTACTCGTACTTCGACCGCGACGTGCATTGGAGTGACGAAGAACTACGCGAAGACGACCGCATCTACGTCGGCGCTGACTTCAACGTGGGCAACTGTTTCCTCGAAGTGTGCGTCAGGCGCAAAGACGTATTCCACTTCCTAGACGAACTACACCCAAAGGACACCCCATCCGTCGCGGCCATGTTGAACGACCGCTACCCCCGCCACATCGAACGCGGCCTCTTAACGGTTGTTCCCGACGCCGCCTCAAAGCACCGCACCACCACAAATGCCGCCGAATCAGACCTCGCCATCCTGAAGCGCAACGGCCTCCACGTCAAAGTCCAAAACTCCAACCCCCTTGTCGCTGATCGCGTCAACAGCATGAACGTGCTCCTCCTGCACAACCGCCTGCGGGTCCACCCCCGGTGCAAGTACCTCATCCGCGCCCTCGAAACGCAGACCTACAACGCCAAAGGCACCCCCGACAAAAGCGGCCTCGGTCTAGACGACAAATCGGGCCCAGTGGATGCCGCCGGTTATGTCGTCCACAGCCTGGCCGGCCTAAAGCGCTATCAAACAGGCGGCAGCAATTTCATTTACAAGTAAACCGCGCTTTTGCGCCGCAACGGAAACCTCGGTTACGCAATGTAGATCGCCGGGATGGCCGCCAACAACAGCTCCTACCCCGGTTACGACTTCACCGCGCCGCCCGTACTCCTTGCTTCTCAATCGTTCACGCGCTCTGCCATCCCCGCCCCAGCCGGAGCACCCGACGACCCAGAAGTCAGGAGCAACGCGGTACGGGCGATGGTGCCCAAGTGGGACCCCATCAACGTGTGCATCGGCGGAACCGCCGCATTGCGCAAAGACGCCCGCCGCCTCATTCCGCAGGAGCCCCGCGAAGACCCCGAAAGCTATAAGCGCCGGATCTTCCACGCCGTCCTCCCCCCATTCCTCCAACGCCTTGCGTCTCAAGCCGCCGGTCTAATCCTGCGCAAGGGCATCCAACTACAGGGTGACCCTTACTGGGAGGAGTGGGCCCAGAACGTATGCGGTGACGGCACCACGCTGAACAGTTTTGCCCGCCAGCAACTGGAAACCGCCCTGCTGTACGGCCACAGCAGCGCAATCGTGGACTACCCCCCGATCCAAGCTGCCAACCTCGCCGCCCAACGCGCCAACAACGCCAAGCCCTATCTAATCCACGTCAGCCCCCAGTCAATACGCGGCTGGCGCACCGAAAACAACAACCCCCAGGCCCCCCTGACCCAAGTCCGCATCCACGAGATTGCGCTCGAAGACGTGGGCCGCTTCGGAGAAGAGGAAGTGGAGCAGGTGCGCGTTTTGGAAAAAGGTCGCTATGAGTTATGGCGCAAAGACGATGGTGCTGGATGGGGCATCTACGAATCCGGCACCACCGACCTCGACCGCATCCCGCTCGTCACCGTCTACGGCAACCGCATCTCCACCCTTACGAGCGTCCCACCCCTGCTGGAAGTCGCCTACCTAAACATCGCCTACGCCCAACGCTTCTGCGATTTCATGCACAGCATCCACGTCGGCGCCATGCCGATCCTGACGATGCGCGGCTTCGACCCCGATGCCGACTCCCCAGTTGGCATCAGCGTCAATACCGCCGTCCTCCTCCCAGTTGACGGCGGCGCCGAATACATCGCCCCCACGACCGACGCTTTCGACTCCCAACTCAAATGCTTAGAGGCGCTAGAGGAGCAGATTTCCCGCCTCGGCATCAACACCCTCACCCGTCAAAACACCACCAACGCCGCTGCAGAAGCGAAAAGAATGGATCGGATCGACAGCGATTCGATCATGGCGCTCATCAGCGCCGATCTTGCCAACGCCCTTACCAACATGCTGGAGATTGCCGCCCAGTATGTCGGCATCGACCCCCCGCAAGTGGTGATCGAGCAGGACTACGAGAACCGCCTGATTGACGGCAACCAGATCACCGCAATGCTCCAACTCTTCATGCAGAACGCAATCTCCCAGGAGACGCTGCTGGAGATCCTGCAACAGGGCGAGGTTCTACCCGCCGGTCTGGACATCCAAGAGGAGATCACCCGCACCCAGGAGTACATCGACCAGCAAAACACTTCCATGGGCCTCGACCCACTTGCGCAAAACCCCGCGTCGTTAGACCGCACTAACGCTGCCAACGCAGGTCAAGGCGACTCCCTCGCCAGCCAAACCCTCCCCACCCCCATGCGCCCCGGACGCAACCCGAACTAATTCCCACCCCCAGTCGGTGAGTTGTGACCCCAGACGAATACCTAATCGCCTCCTACGCCGTTCTCTCTAAGAACGAGCGCAACGTGCAGGACAAGATCAAAGCGCTACTGCTTTTGCTGTTGTGGCGTCTACGCCAATCGCTCCTCGCTTCCCTCCCCAGCACCGGGATGAGCAGGTACGTCATTTGGAGTTCCATACTCCCAACCCTGATCTTCGAGCTACGGGACTACAACAACGCCTTCCGCACGATCCTGCTCCAAGAGCTGGAGACAGTAGAGCGTGAGCACGTTGCCCGCGCCTCTTCCTACGCAGGACTTGCTGCCACATTGCGCGACTACAAACCCCGCACGGGAGACACCCTGCTCAAGACCACCCGCTCCGGCGGCAAAACACTCTTTGCCCTCTTCGAGGTAAACCCCATCACCGGCACCAGCCCGTTCATGGACACCCACCTGCGATCAATCCGCGCCAAGGTTGAAACCGGCCTAATGCGCGAAGACAGCACAATCGAGATCGCCCGGACGGTTGTAGCAGAACGCACGAGGCGTGGCTATGTGCAACCCAAAAACGCCAGAGGCACAACCTACAGCGCCATTTTGAACCGCGACAACGCGCTAATTGCCAACGCTGTGTGGGACGTAAGCGGCCACGTTGAACGCGCTATTTTCGCCCGCCAACAACAAAAGACAGCCACCACTCCTGAACCCTTTGCCTCTGGCGGTTGGGTGTGGCACAGCATTCTTGACCCCAAGACCTGCCCCATCTGCCGCCCGCTCGACGGCACAACAGGCGCCACCCAAACCGACTTCCCTTATATCCCCCCAGTCCACCCCCGGTGCCGCTGCCGCATACTCCCGGCAACCTAGCGAGCACACATTACCCTCCACATGACTGAGCAAGTCGTGGGAGTTCCTCCCGTGGAGGAACAAGTTGAGTCCGTGACTCAGCAATCCACCCCCCAAGTTTCTGACGATTTTTCAGCTCTTCGCACCAAGCTCGAACTCGTACAACGAGATAACGCAGCCAAAGGCGAAGCCAACAAGAAGCTCAACGAGCGACTTGGCGAACTTGAAAAGATCCTCAGGGACAACGAAGCTCAGCTGAAGTCCACCACACAACAGTCTCTTGCCAATAGCGGCGAGTACAAACAGTTGTGGGACGACGCCAAAGCTGAAAACGCAAAGCTGGTGCAGCGCATCAGCGACCTGGAAGCCCAGTTGACCTCAAAGGAAGCGGCTGTTGAGCAGGAGCGCCTACGCGCAGCTGCGATTCAGCAAATGAGCACCAGCGGTGCTCTAGCCCCGGAGCAACTGTACGGGCTTATCGCCCCTCAACTCCGCGACTCCTCCGGCATTCCGGTTGTTGTTGTGAACGGAATTGAGCAACCCCTTGCAACATATCTGACCAGTTTGCGGTCAGCAGGTAGCGGATGGGACCACCATTTTGCTGCGACAGCAAGCCGAGGCATGGGCGCCAGTCTTTCAGCACCTATTGCAGCGAGCGGGATGACAAACCCGTTCAAACGCGAGACGCGCAACATCACTGAGGCGTTGCGACTGGAGGTCGAAAATCCCGAGCTGGCCAAGCTTTTCAAAGCCGAAGCCGCTCGCGGGTAACTCACGGTAAACCCCGCCCTTTCAAACAATGGCCCAACAAAACCTCGGGGGGACCTTTCTCTCCGATCTAATCAGCCGTCCCGAGTTCCTCTCGTACACCAGCGAGCGGATCTTCGAGCAATCTTCCTTCCTGCAATCGGGTGTGATCACCCGTAACGCAGCTTTGGATGCCCGCGCAGGCGCCACCCGCGTCCGCGTTCCCTTCTTCGATGCGATCAACCCAACCGAAGAAGTAATCACCAGCGGTAACAGCTGGGGCACATCTGGCGCCGGTTATCTGACCAGTCAGAGCGTGACTGCCGACGAGCAGATCATGACGATCCTGCATCGCGGCTTCCAGTTCGGAACTGACGACCTCAGCCGTCTGGGTTCCGGCGCTGATCCTTTGGGTCACGTTGCCAACCAACTGGCTGCCTCCATCGCCAAGAAGAAGACCGGCACTCTGCTGGCTCAAATCGGCGGTCTATTCGGCAACATCTCCGGCTCCGGCGTGTTGGGTTCTAACACCTTTAACGCCACCGGCACCACCAGCGCCACCTCTGCCAACTACCTGACCGCCGCCAACGTGGTCAAGGCCAAGAGCAAGCTGGGTGAGCGCGGTTCCGAGATGACCGCTATTGCCATGCACTCCAGCGTGGCCAACTACCTGGAGGAAACCGGCTACCTGCAAGTGCAGGTCAGCGGTGGTTCCGTCTCCGCTGCCGGCGGCCTTATTGGCGTCCCCTACAACACCTTTGCCGGTCTTCGCGTCATCGTTGACGACCAGCTGGGTGTGATCAGCGGCGGCACCTCTACCCACCTGAACAAGTACCCCGTGTACCTGTTTGGCGCTGGCGTGGTTGGCGAGGGCATCCAACAGGATCTGCGCGTCGAAACCGACCGCAACAAGAGCAGCTTCCAGGACCTGCTGATCGTGGATTACCACTACGGTTACCACGTCGCTGGAACAAAGTGGGCTGCCGCAGGCGACAACCCCACCAATGCTGCCACCACTGGCAACATGGGCGCCATCGCCTCTTGGACCCTGGCCTACAACAACGTCAAGAACGTGCCCCTGGTGCGCTTGCTTGTCAACACCCCCTACGACACTGGCGTTTACGCCTGATCGTCAACGGTGCATCCAACCCCCGCCCAGCGCGGGGGTTTTTTATTGTTCAGCCACCCGCATCTGCTCCTGACGATCAAACACCCCAATGGTGTCCACCGTCATCTTGTAGCTCTGCAGCATCACCTGATTAACGAGCACATAACTAAGCTCCAACTTCTCAGCAATCTCAGGCACCGACACCCCAGCCTCCTTCATCTCCCGCACCAGCGGCACAACATCTTCCCATTTTCGCACCCCACCAACCTGCGCTTCCTCCGCCTTCACAGCTTTTTTGCGCACGGTTTTTACCACCGGCTTCTCATCAGCTACAGGTTGAACGTCGAACTCCATTGTGCTTTGTGGCGTGTAACCGAAGTTGCCTGCAGGGAAACTTAGGGAACAGTGCAGCGTGACATGGCGGCCTCAATCATTGCTACAGCAGGCGCAGCCGATGCCAACAGCTACATCACGCTGGTTGCTGCCCAGGTAATTGCAGATAACCGAGTCAACCCCACCGACTGGGAGGACGCAACTTCCGACACCCGCACCCGCGCCCTAATCAGCGCCACCAGCGCCCTCGACACCCTCAGCTACATCGGATCGCGCACCAGCACAACCCAAGCCCTCTGCTGGCCCCGCAAATACGCCTACACCAGTGAGCGCGATTACAGCGACACGGAAATCCCAAGCGAACTAGCGGACGCCACCTTCGACCTCGCCTCCGCCCTAATCACCACCCCCACGCTCCTCACCCAAACCAGCGCCTCTTCTTCCCTCATCCCCAACATTGCCAACAGCGACCTGAAGCGTGTCAAGTTGGACGTAATGGAGATCGAGTGGCGCAGTGCCAACAACCAACGCATCACCCCCCTCACCGCGCTGCCCCACCTGAAACAACTCCTTGCCCCGCTGCTTGGCGTGATCCCAGGCCCCACAATCGCCATCACCCGCAGCTAACCCGACCTAGATAGGGCACCTTAGACTAATCAGGTGAGAGTTTGCCACTCCCCTGTGTCCGACGTGTGCCCAAAACCACGCCGTCCCCGTACCGGCCACCTCGCCACGCCTTTAAGCAACGAGGAGCGACATTCCATCGGGCAGATGTATCGGGACCATCGAGGCCTAGTGCGCCTCATGGGCCGGAAGATGTGCCGCAAATACCCATTTGTCGCCAGCGACGATCTCTTTAGCTGCATCGACACAGGCTTCATCAAAACGTGCCGCGCCTGGAACCCCGCCAAGGGCACGTTCAGCACCCTGCTGACGGTCTTCTGCGAGGGTGACATCCTCCACTGGATCCGTGACAATAACTGGATGGTAAAAGCCCCCGGCAGCGTGCGCCGTAACGGTCAGCTAGCCCGCAAGATGATGAATAACGGTCATAGCACCGAGGAGATACTAGAGAAGCTGGAGATTACCGATGAAGCGTTGAAGCTGGCGCTCGTCGCCACCCAACCAACGGACCACGACATTCGAGGCTTTGACCTCCACGTATGCCCCCGCGCTACCCCCTGGGAGCAACTTGAAGCAACTGAAAATGATTAGGGAAACCTAGAACAAACCAACGCTTCTGTTTGCAATGGCTACTGGTGCCTTTTTCACGGCCCTCGGCTACCGCTTCTGGGTCAAAGCTGGCACCACGGCCAGTACCAACCCCACATCCTCGACGGGGATGACCGAGGTGCTCTCGCTTGAGAACGCAGGCATCCAAAGTTCTTCCGACACCACCGACGTTCTCGACTACGGCAGCCCCCAAGGCTTCAAAGCTACCGTCGTAACCGGACAGTCGTACACCATCCCCTGCAGCCTCAACCTTTCATTGAAAGATGCGGGCTACCTGCTTCTGAAATCAGCATCTTTGTACGCAGCGGCAGGTGATCTGGTTGAGTGGTACAGGGAGTCACCTGAGCAAACAGTCGGCGGCACTCCTGAGAAGCACTCTGGCGTTGCATACGTCACCGACTTCTCCGAGGACATCCAAGCCGGCAACGTGGCCAAAGTGAGCTTCACCCTCTCCGGCTACGGCGCCCCAACTTGGGTGATGGAAGACGACTAATCTCCCCCACCCACGGCGCCTTGCGCATCTCCCACCCCCGTTGCCTCACCGCAGCGGGGGATTACTTTTTGGCAAGCGATTTCCAGCGCTGCAGCACATACGGCATAAACGGCCTTTCGCCTCCTACCTTCAGCTGCTTGTAAGTCTTTGCAATCCAATCCCGCCCCGGTGCCACATAGTTAGCTCGTACACTGCCAATCAAATATCCACCCTCCTGCACCGCTTTTGCGTAAGGCGCCGTCCATTTAATTTGCAGACGCGGCCCGCGCTGACCACTCCGCACCGCCGGAGCGGTAGCTGAGTTAAGCAGTTCGCCAGTATCAACAATGTCCCGTGGCGTAGTTACTTGTGTGCCGTTCTTGCGGTAGGTGACAATTTGAGTCCCGTCACTGCGTTCCCTAGGCCACTGGTATTGCTCTTTGCTTAGTTCCTGCTCAGCTTGAAACGCAACCTGCGGCCCAAAGTCCTCAAGGATTTGCGCTGACCTTGCCAGCAGCTGATCAGCATTCCATTCGGTAACGCGAAGCTTTGCCATCAGGCTTAGGCGTCAGCCACTAAGCGCACCCGATCCCCAAGCGTATCTTGCAACGTCCCACCAATCAACCCTGTGGAGCCATATGGCAACCGAGCCTCTAGCACCACACACTCGACCGCCGGCTGCCCCGCAAAAACCAACGTTCCTGGGGTTCTAGCCACCACACCAGCAGGGAGTACCTGCGGATCGACGACATAGCCCTCGTAGATCGTTTTATTTACATCCACTCCAGGCAGTTGACGGTACGCCACCTGTTCCGCTTTAAGAAACAGGCTTAACACAACCTCCTGCTCTACTGCCGTGACATTGCCGGTGTCAGGATCCGTCATCACACCAGCCCCTGCTAGCCGCAGTATTGCTGTTGCGTTTGCCAGTGGTAAAAGAGCTGAAGCCATAACCGAGTTTTCCTGCGAACCGGCAATCTCGGTTACAGGAGGCGCATCAACTTGTGGCGGAATCCCTCGGCACAGCCGAACTTATCCTTACAGTCAACGACACTGCGCTGTTAAAGGGGCTTGCGGATGCGCGGAAGGAAATTGACAAGCTTCAATCAGCCACAAACCGCACTACTGCTCGCGCCAATCGAGCTAATAATTCTTCGGCAGGCGGGACCAGTTCATCTTCGAGTGGCCGACGCGAAACCAAAGCCGAAAGGGATCTTGAGGTACTAAAGGAAAAGCGTTTTCGGCTTGCTCGTCGGATCGACTCTTTAGAAGAGCGCGGCGTTGCCACCACCCGCCTTCGCACCCAGCTCGGTCGCCTTACTTCTGCCTACGCTGACCGCGAGTTCACGTCAGCAAGACGAATTTCGCAGGAGCTAGCTCGTCAAGTAACACTTTCGGAGGCAAAAGATCGCAGTTCCCGACGCATTGCACGAGAAGCAAAAACGCAAGCAGACGCAAATGTGCGGTCCGCTCGCGGTTTAGGCCGCATCAACATTGATGGTAGCCAGCGGGATGTAGGCAGCCCCGTGTTCAGCGCTCGTGGTGTAAGCCGTGGCGGCGCCCGCGAATCCATCAACGCGATTACCGACGCGCAAAAGCGGCGCTACAACCTTGATCAGCAAATCCGTAGCCTTGAAGCAAACGGCGTCAAAACCACCAAGCTCCGCACTCAGCTAGGTGAAGCCACCACTGCCCAAGCCAGGCGTCAATTTGGCAGTTTCAACCAAATATCGGACTCGTTGGAGTTCACCCTGCGCAAAGAGCGCGACCGGCTGCGCGTTTCCCGCGACCAAAGCCGTGAGATCGAGCGCCAAGCCACTGCGGGCTTGCGTGTCGGACGCCTTAATGCCTCCCCAGTCAAAGGCGGCACAGGATTTCCCGGCTCACCAGCTGCCATTCGCGCTGAGGAGAGGCTTGCTGCTGCCCGTGAACGCTCTGCAAAAGCTGCTGAAAAAGCGAGCGAAAGTGAAGGTCGCCGTCTTGGTCGCCTTAACTCCTCTCCCATCGGCGGCAGCGCTTTAATCGCTGGCTCTCCTGCTGCTATTTCCGCTTCTCGCGCAGAAGGACTGCGCATTGGCCGCCTTAACTCCTCCCCAATTAGAGGCGGTACGGCTTTCCCCGGCTCCCCAGCTGCAATCGAAGCTGCGATCCGCGCTGAGAAGATCCTTCAACGCGAGCGCGAAAAAACTGCCAATGCAACTGTTGAGGCATTCCGCAAAGAACGCCGCGCTAGTTCCAAAAGTTCGGGTGGTTCAAATCGTCTTAAAGATGCCCTTGGTTCCGGCATTATTGGCGGCGCATTCCCCGCCCTTTTCGGCCAGGGTGCAGGCGCAAGTCTCGGCGGCGGCATTGGCGGTGCGGTAGGTGGATTGGCTGGTGGACAGTTTGGCTTTGGCTTATCGCTGATTGGCACACAGATTGGCCAATTTGTTGACGACGCAGTGAAAAAAACATCTGCATTAGCCGATGCTCTGAAAGATCCCATAGCAGCATTTGACCAACTAAAGCAGAGTGCTTTGCTCTCCAGTAAGGGTCTAGAGGAGAACATTGCTGCTTTGATCAAGGCAGGTCGTGAGGAAGAGGCTGCGGCACTGATCCGTGGCGACATCGCCAAACAGTTTGGCAACGGTGAAGAGTTCAAGGCGCTACAAACCGCTTACGACGAAGTGGGCCGCAGCCTCAGCAAGCTCGGCGTCTCCATCGTGGACGGCCTAGCCCCAGCCCTGACCACAGCAGCCAATACGATTGCGGACTTTATTGACAAGTTGAGCGGCGTTTCTGTTAAGCGAGCTGGCGCCGACATCCAACAGGCCAAGGCGTTCATTGGCAACGACCCCAGCCGTCAAGCCGAGTTTGACAAGCTTTTTAAGGAGCAGGGAGGTCAGTACGGATCAGGAGGTAAATTTAAATTTGAAAGCACTGGTGCAGCGGTCAAAGCCTCCCGTCAGCTTCTCGAAAACAACGGCCAGCTCACAGAAGAGCAGAAAGCTCAAGCAAAGGAAGCCAAGGAATATGCAGGGGCAGTTGGTCGGACAGTAGCTCTGCGCAAGCTTGAAAGACAGCTAATTCTGGAGTCTAATTCGGGCAACAGGCTGAACACCCTTGAGTACGAAAGGCAGAAGCTTCTATTCGAGCGCACCCGTGCCCTCAACCTAGCCCCTGCCAATGACGCGATTGCAGCCGACAAGATTCGTAGCGACTTTGCAGAAAAACTGCTCAAGAATGAGCAGGACATTACCAAGGAAAAACGCGACCAGCTTGCCGCTGATCTCACCTCTCGTAACAAGATTGCTGCCGGCAAAGAACAATCTGCAATCACCCGCCAGTCGCTGAACCTAAGCGGCACTGGAGTCAGCGCCTTACAAGCTAGCGCTTCCTACCGCGAAGCAATCCGTGCCCAGCAAAATGCGCAAGCAGCGCTTAACGCATCCCCTGCTGATCCAGGAGCGATTCGCAACCTGCGAGAAGCAAGTGCAGCTGTAGAAACTGCGAGCGCTACTGCCCGCACCCAGCTGGTCGAAGCCTTCCGCAGTGCCCGCCGCGAAGCCCAAGACGCCGCAACCTCCCTGCAGGATGCCTACCTCAACCTCCTGCAGCTCCGCACCGGCAACAACGGCCTCAACAAGTACCTTGGCGCCCAGGACAGAGCCGCTCGCGAGCAACAAGCCTTTAACAGTCTCCTCCCCCAGTTCAACGCAGCAAAGCAGCAAGCTCGGAATCTTCTCGGTTCTAACCGCTTCGACTACAACATTTCCGGTAACACTGCGGATGTAAACCAGAAGATGATCGACTTTATTCGCACCGTTCAACAAGACACGCAAGCTGGCACCGGCCTTAACCGCGCTCAGGACGACTACATCAAAGCCAACAACTCCCTCCAAGTAGCCACAGAGCAACTGACCAACTACCTTCCGACGGTTCAACAAAGCGCATTGGAAGTAGTTGCTGGTTTGCAGGCATTAGTTGATAAGCAATGGAATGTTGGCGTTACGGTGAACCGGGATACCGGCGCTGTTGACGTCTCAAACGCCTACGCAAGATGACACTCACCCTCAACTCTCTAACTTTGTCCGCCCTCACGGCCCAGCCCTACGGCTACGACGAGAGTGACACCCGTGCCGGCCTTACGGCCCGCAAATGGCACGTCGAGGGCCTCTGCACCCCCAGCGAGTGGCAATCGCTGCTTTCCTTATACGACACATGGCGCGACACCCGCATTACTGACGCCGACACCAAGACGAGTGGCGTCATCGGCACCACAGTCTCGTTAAGTGGGGACGCCAACGGCATCACCTTTACCTCCGTCCCCTGCTGGTTCATTAGCGCACCAAGCGGCACACAAATCGGCGCCTTTGTTCAGGCCAGCTGCGAACTTGTGGATGCAAACCAAGGCCTCGAAGTTCTGCTGCGCTCTGATGAGAAGAGCACCCAACCCCAGCTGCTGTTCGGCACGTTTGAAATTGGAAGCGCCACAATCACACTTCTCCAACCTCCAGACACGTTCCAAGACCTCCCCCCGTTGGCCATGACGGCAGGCGGCACGCACTATATAACTGGCGCTCACAGCATCACCACGCTTTATCAGATCGAGGGTTACTGCAACGAAACCAACTGGACTGCACTTCAGACCTGGATTTACGACACCGCATCCAACACCTCTGCTCCTACCACCGGCTCCTTTTACCCCCTAAGCATTCCAACTCCCAGCGCTGAAAACGCAATCGAGAACGGCGTAAAGGTCATTCGGTACAAGGTCTCAATGCAAATTGCTGAGGTGAAGTAATGGCCATTGACCTTCGTGCCAAAACCTACTGCAACCTTGGCACGATCATCAGCGGCAGCTTTGCGGACGACTACCTGCAGAACAGCGGGCTAATAAAAACTGTCGGCAACCTCAAGCTCCAGGGCCTTCAAACCCCAGCCGTAGGCACCACTATCACTTTTGCCTACGAAAAGAACGGATACCTTACTCGCCTGCCCCGCGTCCTTCGCGTCCTAAGCAGTTTTGCCGATCCGTACCGCAACACCACGGACATCAGCATGGGGTGCCAGCTGACCTATCTTGAACAGTTAAAACCCCCTCCCACAACCTTTCAAAACGAGGTCGAGATTGACATTGCCATCCCCCCGGTAACTGGCGCCACTCTTGCCGCGTGGGTATGCGAGCAAGTTGGACTCGACCACGCCACCTTCCCTCTTACCAATACCTACGCACGAAATAGCCTCACTCCAGACGGCGGCTACATTGCTTTGCTAAACGACCTACTGCTTAGCGAGAGCTTTGTTGGCTACCTAGATGAGCAAGAGGTGCTGCGCTTTATCGACCTCAGCGGGGGCAGCAACTACGGCCCGCTACTTAGCAACGCAGAAGTTTTAGACGTAAGCGCTATCGGGGTTGGCCAACTCCCCGCATCCTCTGTGGTGGTAAACTACAACTCTCTGCGATTTAAGGAGCCAGACTCCCTTACGTATAACCGCAACTGGGAAGTTGATGAAAGCTATGAATTGAACCAGTACAGCGTTCCGTACTCGCTGAATACAGGAGGTACTAAAACTGAAGAAGTTTACAAATATTGGTATACAAATTATACCAAAACCCTCACAACTTACGACGCCCTGGACCGCGTTATTCAGCGTAAAGAGACGCGCACTCAAAGCCTGGGTGAAGTTAACGGCCAGTGGGTGGGCGCTGCCATGACCGCCAGCAACGGGGGCGGCCAGTATCTTGCCATCACCCCAATTACCACGACCGTCACGACTGACACGCAGTACGTTAGCAACAGTGCTGCTGAGTACCCTTACTGCAACATGCCCAAGCAAACCACTACTGAAACAGAGGAGGATCGCCGAGCAGTAGCAGGCACGCTAGGAATCAACGAATACATCCACCCGGTCACAGGTGCTCTTGCTTCCCTCTCATCTGAGTCAGTAAGCACGTCCAAAACTATTGACGATTATGACACAATCATCCCCTCGGCCTTCAGTCAGAAACGTAATGCCCAAAACAGACTTGAAGATCTGATCTACAACACGGGTTCTACTAAGCAAAAGCGCACGACATTGGTCAGCTCTTTCCAAACACTATCCGGCCAGCAAGCACTCCGGCGCGACCTAGCCAACCTTGAAGAAGTTGCATCTTCTGGCTCCTACTCCTCTTTGCAGTGGGACGGTGCTATCAGCCGCGTCCTTAACGACGCCGCCGGCCTGAGCCTCCAAAGCCAAGCCACGCAGATTGTTACCAACCGCGAGTTTGGCCTTGAAAAGCGCCCGAGCTTGCAGGACCGCATCAACGCGACCAACCAAAAGAACACAACGAGTGAGAACAAAGCCGAACTCCAGTGGATTCTTGGCAGCTCCGAGAGCACCAGCTACACCGAGTTCTCCATGCCACTCGCGTCCGACGATCAAATTGTCAGCGGCACTGTCATCCCATCAGACGCAGCCTCCAAAGCTTTGCGTTTTGGACGCGCTCAGAACGCTCTGCTGCTGGGCAACCGCAACGGCATAAACATGCAGCTCCCACCCGAGCTACTCCCCACCACTCCCTTTGACCCCCTGTACTTCACCGCCAATGGTGCCACCGCCCAGTATCGCGCCAATGCAAACAGCTGGACATTTGACGCCAGCGGATTGGTGTGCAGTACAGACGCACTTTTCTGGGGTGGTATCACAAGCTCCAACGACACGTGGTATCCCACACCCCCTGCATCCTCATGATCAACATTCCTGCAACCCCTAGCTACAACCCCAGCGCAAAGCCGGCCAACACCATCCCCGTACCAGAAGGCTTCGATCCTTCAGTTCCCAACTGGATGGGTCTTCTCCTCCCGTTAGGGGAAAGTCCTGCATTTCCCGTAACGATCACACCTGCTACTTCCGTCGCGCCGTACAACGAAAAAATAACCCTCACTCCCATCCTCACCCTGTCCCTTCCTTTCCGCCGCCACACCTATTCCCTAACGCCCCAGTTACACACACCCTCCCCCACCCCGGTGCTGCTTTCCGAAACCTGCACCTCGTTTATGGGTACAGCCGACAACTTCTTTGCTTCGTGGTCCCAGCAGGTGTACGGCTGGAACACCGAGCTTCAGCCCTACACATGGGCGAACTGAGGAAACCTAGCGAACAAGCTCCTGCCGTATGCCCGCCCCAAACCTCAAGTCCCCCACACAGGTAACTGGCAAAACCTACTCTGCAGCGCTTACCACTCAAGATAGTTGGCTGCTTGGTAACTACCCTGACAGCGGTCAAGTTTTCAAAATCAACAGCATTGTCGTTCGCAGCCATGCCGCAGAAACGCCGTTTACCTTAACTCTATACCTTATGCAAGATTCAACAAACATATATAGCTTCATGTACCAACGAACGATTGACCCATTGGATGTGATTGAAGTCGTAAATCGCAATACAGCCTTCTATTTGGAAGAAGGAGTAAGCATCCAGCACCTAGTAACGGAGGACTTCATGGGTGATGTGCAGATTAGCTACGAGGTAATCGGCGAACCAGATCCGCCCGAAGCTGCATAAACCGGAAACCTAGCTAAAAGCTTGATCCATGGCCATCACCAGCGCCCTCAGCACCAAAGAACTGGCGCGAGTAGCAGCACTGGCCTACGAAGGCAAGACGATCCGCGTCTCTCTCGCTGTGTTGGGCACTAGCGGGCTAACGGTCGAATCCACCAGCGCTGACTGGGATACGGAAAAAGTGAGTGGTGGCGGTTACGCAGACTTCACTGCAACGCTTCCCGCTGGGGGCTATGACGCAACGGATGGCCGCCTTGAGATCGGCGGCACCGCAGGCGCCAACACCTTTATTGATGCTGAGTTTACCGCCACCGGCCCCGGCTTCACCTACGACAGCATCTACGTGGTCATTGACGAAAGCACTTACATCCACAGCCTTTTAACCGAGTCCCCAGCCGTTACCCTCTCTGACGGTCAAGTCATCACCTACCGCATCCAGCTCGCCCTGGACTCCTGATGTCCACCAACATCGACATCAAGCTTGTTGGTGGCGAGCTGCTGGGGCGCGATGCAGCGCACCGCAGCAATCAGCGCAATTCCCAGCACCAGCGCGAGAAGGACGCCAAGACAGAGAAGGAGTTTGTAGACAGCGCCGTAAAGCGCGTCCTGCCCATGAAGGGCGAACAGGGCCAAGCACTTAAATCAAAACTTGTCCCCGCAGCATTCCCATCCACGGGTGTCTACTCAATAGCTCTAGCATTTTTTAATCGCCCTCTCGGCAACAGTCCAGGCAACTTCCGAATCAGCACAACGTCTGGGGCTTCAGTGTCATGGGACGCAGAAGACCTAGGGGCAGGCCTCCCCACCCCAGACAACGTAAACACCCCAAATCTCCAACGCACCGGCTACACGTCAGGAGCAGGATTAACCCGCAACACCTACGCTCTAATTCTCCCGATCAATAAATCTACCTGCATCGCCTGTTGGGTATCCGGGGGCCTGAGCGCAGTGCAAAGCTCAACGTTTGACCGAACGCGCACAGTTGCAAACCGCGTCGAGTTTAGCCGCGCCTACAACTACTACGTCCCCGTAACAGTTGTTGGCGGTGTGTCTTACGGCGGATTCTGGAGAACCCGTTTCACAAATTGCCCATTTGCCGAAGACAACCTTAGCAACGTTCCCAACTCCTACCCCAGTGAACCACCTAGCTATTACAATTTTCTAGACAGTAGCTACTCTACTTATGCCTTGAGTTTCAACACGGTTAATAGTTTTAACATCCAAGAGCGCAATGTTCTCTGCGCTTTAATCAAGGGTAACACGATACGCAAAATTACAACACCATCAATTTTCCGTGAAAAAGCAATTCGTCTTGTAGATATTGCTGAAGCCAATTCTGCAACAGGGGACCTTCTGTCTGCCAACACCAGTGAGCAAGAAGATCTTGAGCTTTGGTGGAAGCTACCAGATGGCAGCAAGGCTACGTCTGGTGTGAGTTATGCCAGGGGCTCGTCTGCTGACTTCATCGTATCTTCCCCTGCGCGGGACCCAGATCAAATTTGGGACCGTGAACCAGCAGGGCGCAGCATGTTTGCTGTTGGGTATGACTATTCCTTAACAGGAAATAGTGAGCCTTTGTACAAGCAAATACTCACTACTACAACTACTGCCGCCCAGTACGCAGACAGCCCAGACCTAAATAAAATGCTGGGCATCCACTATGGCATGGGCTACGAAACACCCAGCACCGACGCATCTCACGGGGTACTGCAGGGTTTTTACACCCCAGCTATATACAGCTACTTGAATAATAATCTGCCTATTTCAAATAATTCAATGCGCAATTATGGTTTTGTGCGCTCCCAACTGAGTGATGCTGGTGCAAATGTACCGACCAAGCTAATTGTCCAGGAGGCCGGTGGTGACTTAGCAGCAGGGCTGATCCGATTCCATGAAGCCGCAATTCCCTCTGGGCTGACAATCGAATCTGACTTGAGCGCTCTTAGCTACACAAAACAGAAGACCATTTCTTACGACGCCTCCTTGGGCTTTCCTTATGTCGCCTGGGATTGGGGGCGGGCTGCCTACAACCAAGCGCAGCTTACCTCCCTAGGTTTTAGTCAATCCGACCTGAGCTAATGAACTCGTACAACCCTGACCTCCAGCAGCTGATCCAACGCGCTCAGCTGATCGCCCAAGTCAACCGCAAGCAGGCACTACTGGCCCGAGAAAAGGACACTAAGCTGCGGGAGAAGCTTACCCGCCCTAAATAGGGAACTGCTCCCCAGTATGTCTGCTCTCCCCTTCATTCAGCCCCCTGCTGCACATGCCCCCCGGCGGGTCGGCAACACCAACAGCGGCATCCTGGAGATTCCCGTTCTTGGGGGTCTCACGGTTGAAGAAAGCGCCACAGTTTCTGAGCTATTGAGTTCCGAGCAAAGCGCCTTTGTGGAGGGCGCTCAGATTGCAGACGGCATCGCGGTTCAGGAGGGTATCTCTCTGCTCGAAGCGTTCGAGTTGGTGGAGGCATCACTGAGCGGCAAGGATTTGGAGCCTGCTGCTGAAGCGATCCGCGTCAAGCACGCTGACGCAATCCAACGGGTGGCGCGAATTTATGCAGCCAGTGGCCAGCGCAACATGGATGCGAACGTCACCGCTATCTTGCGTTGCCGGCTAAACCTCCCCAACTGGGACACCGCAAACACCCGCAAACTCGACAAAGCGCTCTACAACGACATCTGGCAACTAGTACAAGACGAGCAAGCTTCCGAGGGTCGTGAGGTCGAGCCGACCAGCGAAGCAGAACTAAAAAAGCCGTCGCCGGCCTCTGGAAAAGGAATGAAACGGACTGGGCGCAAATCGCCTACGACCTCTTCCACGGATACCCCGGCCAATTCCACCGAGACACCTTCCGCCGAGAACTGCGCGATACGGTCTTAAGCGCCTGGCGCCACCTGCAACGCATCCGCCGCGAAACCGCAGCGCTGAATGAGCTTCCCATCGCCCAGCTCACAGCGATGACGCGCAATCTTGCTGTGGACACCAGCAAAACCAAGCCCCTCGGCCTACTGGACTTCGCGTTGTTCCACAAAAAAGAAGAGGATGAAGCTGCTGTGTTTTCAGCGGAGGTGGCGGCGATTGCGTTGGCACTACGCCACGAGGACAAAACCCCACCTCTACTGCTTTCGGTGTGGCCGCAAATTTTGGCATCAGCCAAGGAAACCACAACGCTGCCCGCGTGCCGCGCTTTTCACAGCGACGACCACAATATTTTTATTGTCCATCCCCAGTGGGAGGGCAAAAACCTGCGCGGAGGATTGGTGCTGGTGCGCGGCCAAATTTGCGGTCCGGTGCGTGTCCGCGACCTCGACAAACCACTGCTTACCTACGACCTTGTGCTCCCCAAACGTAATGCAATGGGTTGGATCGAAGCTGGTCTATTGCTGCAACGGGCGGAAACCTAGCCCATGGACGTTCTCACCCTACGAAACGAGCTGGAGACAGTGCTCGTCGAGTATCTAGGCGTTTACACGCTCGGCAACGGGATGACCACCCCAGCTGTGAGCGTGCGCTCCAGCGGCGAATCCTTACCTGCCGGCACCGTCGTAAGCGGGCTGGAGCTAATCATTCTGCGCGACCCCGCCCTGACCCCAGTTGCCAGCTACACCAACCGCCAAGCGTTCCGCGAATGGAACGTATTTCTCATCGACTGGTCACGCAGTACCAATTTGACCAGCGCAGCAGGAATCATTACTTGGTATTACCCCGACAGCACCGTGAGCACGGTGACCGTGCCCGAGGGCCTCGGACCCTCTGCTCAAATGCGCGTGACGATCCGCACCGCGCCTGATGGCAACTCAGGTTCCGGGGAAACCTAGGCCATGGCGATCACCCCCGCAACTTATAACATCCGCCCCCAGCGCAGGGCCGATTTCCCGTTGACGGTACGCTTCAAGGACAGCGAAGGCACCGCCATCAACCTCACCGGCTGGGACATCCTTGCGCAGGTGTGGAGCAAAGATCGCACCACCAAATACGGCGACTTTACCGTGACGGTGGACGCCCCTGTTACAGGCGAAACCCAACTCCTGTTGCCCTACGCGATCACAGCAACATTGCCTACGGAGGCGCGTTACGACGTGATGCTGATCAACGGCGACGGGCTGCGCGAATACTACTTAGAAGGAATCGTCCGCCCCTCAGAGGGCTACACCACCCCTGCCTAACCGATGGCCAACACTGCAGAGGTACTCAGCACCGGCCAGGTACTACTCACTGAAGTAGCAGCACAAGTCATTGAAATCACCACGCCATCTGCACCGGCTGTAGTCGAGGTTGTTACCGAAGGTCCCATAGGCCCTCCATACATTACCTACCTCGCCCAGTTGGAGGACGTGAACACTTCAGAACGAGTGGGCGGAAGCGTGCTTGTGTATGACGAGGAGACTTCTCAGTGGGTGGGTAACGATGTCAACACTGTTGTGACCCTAACTGACGGCGGGAATTTTTGAAGTAGGGGAAACCTAGGCGAAACACTGTAACGCCAAGAGCCCGTGGCCAACACCCTGCGCATTAAGCGTCGTACTAGCGGTAGCGCAGGCGCACCGTCTTCACTGGCCAACGCAGAACTCGCCTACAACGAGGTCGAGGACGTACTTTATATCGGTAAGGGTACGGGTGGTGCTGGCGGCACTGCAACAACCGTGCCTGCGATTGGCGGCCCCGGTGCCTTCGTATCGCTGTCCGGCGCTCAGACCATCAGCGGTAACAAAACCTTCACGGGCACTGTTGACCTGAGCAGTGCGACGATTAGCACAATCAGTACAACAAGCAACGTCACGGTTGGGGGCAACCTCACAGTTTCCGGCACAACCACAACCGTTAACTCCACGACCGTTGACGTAGCCGACAAAAACATAACCCTGGGTAACGTCGGCTCCCCTACCGACACCACAGCCAACGGTGGCGGCATCAGCCTCAAAGGTGCCACCGACAAAACATTTAATTGGGTCAGCTCAACCAGCGCCTGGACCTCCAGCGAGCACGTTGATCTTGCAAGTGGCAAGGCGTTCTACATCAACGGCACTTCAGTGCTCAGCGGCACTGCCCTCGGCAGCGGCGTCACCAGCTCCTCCCTCACCAGCGTCGGCACAATCGGCACCGGCACATGGCAGGGCACTGCAGTTGGCAGTGCTTACGGCGGTACTGGTGCAACCACCTACTCCAGCGGTCAACTGCTTATCGGTAACAGCAGCGGCGGTCTCACCAAAGCAACGCTAACTGCTGGCACTGGAGTCACGATCACCAACGCCAGCGGCTCGATCACCATCAACTCCAGCGGCACCAACTACAGCGCTGGTAACGGCCTCGCTCTCACGGACACCACTTTCTCCACCAATCTCAAAGCCAATGGTGGTCTTGTCATTGAATCCACTGCCATCGCTGTGGATCTGGGTGCTTCTGCCATTACCGGAACGCTGGCTGTAGGTGATGGCGGCACAGGCGCAACCACATTGACAGGTCTTCTTAAGGGCAACGGCACCAGCGCCTTCACCGCAGCGGTTGACGGCACCGACTACCTCAGCCCCAGCGCAACACTCGACGGCGGCAGCTTTTAGGCAAACTCGGCTAACACCCCCAGTCTCTACTGGGTGCATCCGCCTTTATAGGCACCCAAGGATCGCCACATGGCAAACACTATCCAGCTCAAAAGCTCAGCAGTTGCTGGCAAAGTTCCAACCACCAGCGACTTACAGTTGCGGGAGCTAGGAGTCAACACAACTGATGGCAAGCTCTATTTGAAGAAGAGCGTGTCTGGTGTGGAGAGCATTGTGGAAGTTGGGGCAGGAGGAAGCAGCGGAACCAGCATCGAGACCATTGAAACCATGCTGTTCGTGTAACTGAGATGGCACTCGCTAAAACAGGTCTTGGATTTCCAGTTGCGTGCCTAGCAAACGCAACAACAACTATCTACGCTAATCCCGCAACTAAAAAAACCTACGTTCGTTCGCTTCTTATTCACAACCGAAGCACTGTCAACCCAGTAACACTAAACATACACCTAATACAAAACAGCAGCGGCTCCGTAGGCACCGCTAGCACAGGTAACCGTATTTTTCGCCTAACACTAGAAGCCTACGACACATATTTTACAGAACTAGCTTTCCCTATTATTATGACCGGCACAAACGACGCCCTTGTACTTGTAAACACAAATACTCCAACAGGGGAGGACTTGAACGTTCTCCTTCTGGGAGACTTGGAGGCTTGATCCGTGGCTGGAAGAAGCGTTAATTCACTTGGCGGTCGAGGTAAAGACTGGAAGGCAGGTTCTCCTGTTACTCGTTTTAGCGCCAGCGGCAAAGCTAGGGAGTTTTACACGTTTGATAACGCCCCTGGCAATGGTGCCTACGCCACAGGCGGTACAGTTTTTGATGGTGGTGATGGCTATATTTATCATATTTTTACTGCTGGTGGTAACTTTACCGTAACTCGTCCTTCTGCAGCAATAGATTCTGTAAATTATTTAATTGTTGCTGGCGGTGGGGGTACTATTGAGGCCCCAACCTATGCAGGCGGAGGCGGAGGTGGTGGATTATTGTACGGAAGTGTATCTGTAAATAATACTCCTGGAGTTTATACAATTTCGGTAGGAGCTGGAGGTCCTAACGTTCCTGGAACTCCAGGAACACCTAGGAATGGAAGTCCATCAAGTGCTTTTGGAGTTACGGCTACAGGGGGTGGCGGGGGTGGCGGGGCTAATCCGGGCCCTCCTGGGTCATCTCCCCTGACTACCGGAGGAAGCGGGGGGTCTGGCGGCGGCGGCGGCGGCTCTATATACCCTGCCAACAATGGCGGTCCCGGCGGAATAGCTACTCCTACAACTATTCCAAGACAGGGATATAACGGGTCGCCTGGGGGACCGGGCGGTCCTTCGGCATTAGGTGGTGCTGGCGGGGGTGCTGGAGGGCCTGGAGGAACTGGAAATAATTTTGGACCGGGAAAAATTATTCCAGAATTTCCTGCGGATATTGTTGGTCGAGCTATACCAGCAGCAAATTATACATATTGGTACTCATTGGTTGCGGCCGGTGGATATTCGGCGGGGGGTAGATCTTTTACTCCCGCTACTCCTGCAAGAATTGCTATTGCAAATAGTGGGTATGGCGGTCAATCCGTAGTGCCTGCGCCTACTTCTGCTACTGGTGGCTCAGGCATTGTTTGCATTAGATATAGAAAACCAGCACCCTACTCTAGGGCTACTGGTGGCACGATAGAACCAAGTACACACCCAGAGCATCCAGGAGTTTGGCGACATATTTTTAGCGCTCCTGGAACATTTACGATTACTGACCCATCATTGCAATTTGTTGAATATCTTGCGGTTGGCGGTGGCGGTGGCGGCGGTTCAGCTCCAGGTGCTATCAGAGCAACTGGTGGAGGGGGCGGTGCCGGTGGATTTGTTACCTCTATTGATACTTCCATAACAACTCCACTTTCTGTTCCTGAAGCATATCTTTGGAACCCAGGCTCTTCCGTAAGAGTTGGAAAGCAGATGCCAGTAAGTGTCACAGCTTACCCTGTAAGTGTTGGTACGGGTGGCCCTAGTGATAGTTCAGGATCTAATACAACAATAGGTTTGCCAGGACCACTCCAAATTATTGCGTATGGTGGCGGTGCTGGCACTAGTTCTGCTGCCACTCCTGGAGGTAGTGGCGGTTCTGGAGGAGGTGTTGGGAAGCCTTTTTCTAATACCGCAGGAACAGGTGGAGCAGCATCCCCATCCCCATTGATTCAAGGAAATTCAGGTGGATCATTTTCAGGATTCCCTACAAACCCTTCGACTGGATCTGGAGGAGGTGGTGCTGGTGCTAGCGGAGGTAACGGTCCCGGCACTTCAACCGAAAGCGGATTAAATAACCCTCCAGTTGGTGGCGGCATCGGTGGTGCTGGGTGGTACTCAGTATTATCACCATCTTCCTATGGAACTCCTGGTCCAGTTGCTGGATATAGATATTTTGCTGGTGGAGGGGGGTCTGGCGGAGGTGCATCTCCAGCACCTCCCGGCTCGCCGATTACTAATACTGGTGTCATGGGCCGCCCTGGCGGCGTAGGCGGGGGTGGAACAGGCGGTGATGTGAATTGGACTGGAATTTATAGCTCCCCGTATCCAACTGCTACTGCAACTCCAGGAACTACCAATACCGGCGGTGGTGGCGGAGGAGGTGGAGGGGGCTATGTTCAGTCAGGCGGAACCGGGGGGGCTGGAATTGTAATTATTCAATACCCCGAGTAACCATGGCACACTTTGCACAAATTGACGACCAGGGATACGTGATTCACGTTTCTGTAGTCCGCAATCAAGACATTCTGGACGGTAATGGCGT